CAACCGGACGGCTTGTCCAAAGGTGGCAAGCTGCGCTATGGTGCCGCAAAGATCAGGGCACAGGTGCGAGGCGTTTAACGCATGGCAGACTTCAACGAAGCCGAAGCCAAGAAAACCTACCCCCTGATGACCCGGATCGGGACGACAGGTCTCCGGAACTATTCAGGCTACATCCGCGAAGAATTCCAGCGCGATCTGGTCGGGCGGACAGGGCGGCAAACCTACTTCGAAATGGCGAACGGCGACTCGACGGCGGGCGCAATCCTGTTCGCGATCACGATGCTGCTCCGGTCGGTCAAGTGGACCTTTCTGCCGACGGACCCGGACGACGAAGCGTCGGTCGAGGCAGCCAAGCTGGTCGAGGACATGCTCGTCAGCGACATGCAACAGACCTTTCCCGAAGTGATCGACACGGCCTGCTCCATGTTCACCTACGGGTTCGCGGTCTGCGAGATTCTGTGGAAAAAGCGCAAGGGGGTGAACGTCACCCAGCCATGGCTTTCGTCGGACTTCGATGACGGGCTCTGGGCACCGCGCGCCATCGCCAACCGCTCGCAGCGCACCATCGAACGCTGGGTCTACGATGACGACGAAAACCTGCTGGGCTTCGTCCAGATGCCCAGCAACGGCCCGATGGTCACCGTCCCGATTCGGCGCTGCCTGCACTTCCGCACCACCGCCGAACTGGACAACCCAGAGGGACGGGCGAGCCTCCGGTCGGCCTACAGGTCGTATTACTTCCTGAAGCGGCTGCAGGAAATCGAGGGAATCGGCATTGAGCGCGACCTCGCGGGCTACCCCGTCCTGAAGGTGCCGAGTCAGGTGCTGGACGTCGAGGCGGACCCCAAGGCAGCCGCCGTCCGCGCCAGCTACGAGACCTTCCTCAAGAACGTGCGACGCGACGAGCAAGAGGGCGTCCTGCTCCCCTCCGACCGCGACGAAAAGGGCAACCCGTTCTACGAATTCAGCCTGATCTCGTCGGGCGGCAGCCGCGCCCTGCGGATCGACGAAAGCATCAACCGCTACCAGCGCGACATCGCCCGGTCGGTCATGGCCGATTTCATCTTCCTCGGGGCGACGGGCGGCGGATCGCTGGCGCTGGGGCAGTCCAAGGTGCAGACCTTCGGTGTCGCGATGCGTGCCTACCTCCACCACATCGCAGCCCAGATCAACGAAACCCTCATCCCCCAGATTTGGCGCATCAACGGCTTGGACCCTGACCTGCGCCCGCATGCGCAGCCGGGCGACCTTGAGCCGGAAGACCTCACGTCCCTCGCCTCCTACGTCAAGACCCTTGCAGACGTCGGCTACAACTTGGCGGGCGACAAGGTGCTGGGAGACCTGCTGCGGGCGAAGGCGGACCTGCCTCCCGCACCCGAGGCAGAGGACATGGAAGACTTCGCCCCGACAGGCCCGTCAGCCCCGGGCGAGGATCCTCCCGTGGGCAGCCCGGTGCCGGATGATCAGGTCGATGACGACCCGACCAATGACGACCCGACCAATGACAAAAGCACGACAGCCGAAGACGTCGTGAAGTCCCTCGGGCTCGCAGCGATTCTGGAGGGATTCGATGGGCATTGAAGCAAGAGACTTCGGCAAGGCGCTGCGCGAGAGGGTCGAGAAGACCGCGACCGACGTCGCCAAGTCAGAGGCCGACCGTCAGATTACGGCCTTTGCCACAGGCGTGCGCGAGGCAGCCCTGCGCCTGACGGGCGAGGAAGTCCGCAAGGCAGCCGCAGACATCAAGGCCGACCTGCTGGTCGACAGCCGGATGCAGGACCGGACGCTGGTGCAGGTCACAGAACATCTGACGGAGATCGACAAGAAACTGGCGGCTGTGGACCTTGACGCCATCCGCGCCGTGCAGGCAGAGATCACCGCAGACATGGCCCGGCTGACCAAACAGCGCAGGCAGGCGGCAGAGGAACTGATTGCCATCGGCAAGGCTGAGGGCGACCTGCGGCGGGCAGCGGCGGCGCTGGAGCGGCAGAGCGAGGGCATGCTGCATCTGGCCACCGTGATCGGCAAGCAGATCGCAGACCTGCAACAGACGACCGAAGACCGGGCGCGCGGCGCGGCCAACCTCGCCGTCGCGGCCCTTGAGGGCGACCTCCTGAAACGACTTGCAGAAAAAAGCAACTCGACGGACGAACGGCTGGAAGGCGAACTGTCAAAGCTGTCAGACGCTGTCACCGCATCGGTGGTCGAAGCGACCGCGCGCATCATGGAGCCCGTCGCGAAAGCCGTCGCCGATCTGGACGCGACGCGCGAGACCTTCGAGAGCGAGACGGCGGCGCTGCACACCGACATGGTCAAGGCGGCAGAGCGGCTGCTGAATCCGGACGCGGCAGATGCACCCCTGATGCCGCGCGACTTCCGGGGGCCCTACGTCGAGAAGCAAACCTACCAGCGCGGCGATCTGGCGCTGTTTCTCGGATCGACGTGGATCGCCAAGACGAAGACCAGCGAGAAGCCCGCGATATCGACCGACCCGAGCGCCCCGTGGGGGCTGCTGGCGGCGGGTGGGTTTGGGGGCATGGTGGCAAGCGGCAAGCCCGCAACCCCTGCCACGGCCCGCAAGACGAAGCGTGGGGGCCCTCCATGACCCCCACCGGCAAGACCGTGGCCTTCCGGGCAGAGAGCAGCCTGCGGGACGCCATAGAGAAGGCGGCGCTTTTCCATGGAACGAACATGTCGCTTTTGCTAAAGTCGTGGATAATCGAGAGGCTCGTGGCAGAAGGTTTCGCCACCGTAGAGGGACAGACCGATGAGCAGAATCAGGCCGGGAACGAAGGCGTGGACCGAAGCGATGCGGAGCCTGCAGGGGTTATCTGATCCGGGGATCGACCAGAGCATGGGTCGCAAGGCAGCGCGGATGGCACGCAAGCCGCACGTCGTGGGCAGCATCGCGCTGGACCAGCGGCTGCGGGATGCGGGTGGCGACCCCGGTGATGACGGCTGGAACAATCCTGCTGACTGGGTTTTCGTCAGAGGATATGCGCGCATCGATATGGGCGGCGGAAACTTCGTCACTCACGGGGTGGTCGAAATTCTTTCGACAGGACTTGTTCGCTTTGGCGACGATACGGAAACTGGTTTCAGCCAGATCGGTGGGCCCATAGTGTTTCCGGTAATCCCCCTCATTGCAGCCGAAGGCCAGCCGTCGAACGCAAGGCGCGTTTACACGTCGGAGCAGGCTGGTGATCTTCGCAAGACGATCCTGAATGTCGGCCCGGCCCCTGCTCTTATGAATGGGGAGTCCTCTCCACCGGGGGTCTGGTCTCCGGGCCGGTCGGAGCCTGAGCCGACGGCCAGCTTCCCGTGGGATGCAATGACCGGACATGCCGAGATCGACGGCTGGGCAGAGGCACAGGGCGTCGACTGCGGCGGATCGGGCTGGGATCGCATGACGCTTGCGGGCAAGCGGGAATGGCTGGTGGCCTATTTCGACGGGGCGCGGCCTTGGGAAACCGGAAACTGAGGGGGACAGCATGGCATCGGGGCGCATTCACCCCGGATCGCGGCAATGGGTCGATGCCATGCGCCGTCTTTCGGAGACCACAGACGCGACGGTCGACATGTCGATGGGGCGTAAGGTGTCGCGCGACGCGGCCATCCCGCACCGGATGGGCACGGCGGCGCTTGACACCCGGCTGAGGGGCGAGGGCGGCGGTGGGGGCAGCGAGGATTTGACCATCGCTGTCGTCCGCATGGAGCGGCAAGAAGTTTTCTACAGCATTTCCGGTGGCGTCCCGCCGTATCTTTGGGCAGAGGGAAGCTGGGCAGACCCCATCCCCCTTGCCGAGCCCGGCATCGTGAGTGTGGATTACGGCGGCTGGTGGCAGGTCGATCCTTGGGTGGAGGATGCGACAGGCAAGCGAGTGGTGATCGATGTTTTCGTAGCGCCTCCGCGCCCGGAGACGTGGGCTGTCGTTCGGTCGGACGGCCTTCCCGTCGTCAACGGCCTGTTCACGGCGGTGGCCTTCACGGCGGACGCGGATGCCGGATCGCCGCGCAACAGGTGCCTGATGGTAGGCCCGCCGAACATGCACGTCTTCTTCGCGGAGAATGGCTTGACGATTGCCGGGCAGGGCGGTCCCAATACGCAACCGGAACTTCCCGCGCCCGATGCGAACTCCGGAGCGTCCCGGTTTTATGCCTTCAATGATCCGACAGGCGAGGTTTTCGGGTTTGAGGCAACCTACCCGTCTGACCTTCCTTGGACCGACATCGTGCCTCGTGCGGGCATCACCTTGACCCGGAATGCGGATGGGCGGTGGCAGCTTCGTGCGGCGCACGGGCACCTCATGGGGGTCTTCCTTTCCGTGCTTGATAGTTTCGGTGACGTGGGTCAAGGGCAGACGGCATGGGCTGAAGGTGACCTCCTCCGGGTGTTTACAGAGGGAACGGGGAATATGTTCAACGTTCACTGGTCGGGGAGTGCATGGGCAAACGGCGCTGCTCCTCAGCCACCTGCGGCAGACGAGCCTGAGCCCGATCCGGAGCCCTGATGGACCCGAAACTCGCCGAAGTCCTGAAGGCATACGAGCCTGCACTTGCGGCGGCAATCGAGGCGATGCTTGCCAAGGTGCAGTCGAGCGCGAGCCTTGCCCAGATCGAAGCCTTCATCATGCAGGGCGACGTCGCGGGGCTGGTCGGCTACGTCCAGAAACTCTATGCGGCGGCGGCACCTGAGATGATCGCGGTCCTGTCGTCCATCGTCGTGGCGGCGGGCACGGCGGCAGAGGCGGACATTCAGGCGGCGTCGATCAAAGCCTACAAGGAGAACGCCAAGCTGGTGGCGGCAGGCGCGCGCCTGATGCCCATCCCCATCGGTTACGCCCCGATGCCAGCCAGCGCAGCGGGGATCACCTTCTACGGCGAAGGCAAGACGGCAGAGAGCGCAGGCTTCCGCTTCAACCCGATCAACCCCAAGACCATCGCGGCCACCCGGACGTGGCAGGGCAACCTGATTCAGCAGATGAGTCAGACCGCGCGAGAGGGGATCATGGCGCAGGTCCGGGCAGGGCTGATCGCGGGCGAGAACCCCCGGACGACCGCACGCAAGATCAAGGTGGGGCTGCCCCTCACCGCGTCGCAGCAAGGCCACGTCGCCAGCTTCGCAGACGACATCGACAGGATCGTGGCAGAGGGGATGCGGTCAGGGAAAAGCTGGGGGCTCTACACCGCGAAGGACATCGCAGATCTGCAGGCGTCGAATCCGAAGCTGGCCCAGCAACTGGGCTTCACGGCGCGCGAGATGAAGGAAGGTCGGCGCTGGGGCAAGATCAGCCGGTCGGCGGGAACGCTCGTCGGCGACAGCAAGCCCATCGGATTCGTGGCAGACCCTCGGACCCAAGCCGGGGAAAACGCCTTCCGGATCGATGCCGACGGCAACCCCATCGACCGCATGTGGAAGTGGCGTCTGCGCGACAAGACGCTGGACCCCTACCTGTTCGACGTGATCGCGGCAGAGCAGGCGGGCGACCCCGTGGCGCTGGCCAAGGCCAAGGCAGCCCTGCAGGGCAAGGCGGCGCTGATGAAGACCCGCTACAACGAACGCTACATCAAGCACCGCAGCATGGTGATCGCCCGGACGGAAGCCCTGCGCGCGGCCAACCTTGGGTCATACGAGGGCTGGAGGCAGGCCATCCAAGACACGGGCGCGCTGGATGAGGCTCAGATCAAGCGGCGCTGGGTGACCGCGAAAGACGACCGCGTGCGGCCCGATCACCGGGGGGCAGCCGGGCAGGTCCGGGGGTTCAATGAGCCTTTCATGGTCGGCGGGCAGGGGGTGATGTTCCCCCCTCACCAGCCCAACTGCCGCTGCACGGTCGCCTACGTCGTAGACCTCACCCCCACGACCTGAGATCAGTCGTCCCGCTCCCAGCCGACGGTCGGGCGGATGCCCAGTCGCAGGTAGGTCCAGAACGGGATGCGCCACCAGAGACGGCCAATGTAGCCCTCCCATGCGGTTGCACCCTTGAAGGCGTTCATCTTCATGCGCGACGGCCCTGCTCGGCCTGAATCGCGGCGACGATGACCTGCGAGGCGAAGGCCAGACGGCCCGCGTGCAGGGCAAGGGTCGTGGCCAGATCCTTGTCGGTCGCGGCAGAGCGCAGCCCAAGCCCGCGCGTGGCCGACTCGACGTCGTCAGCCAGAATCGGGCGCGACGGCGTGCCTACCGTGATCGTGGGGATCAACTCCTTGCGAATCCGCTCAATCGCGGCAATCCGCACGCCATAGGCGAGGGCGTCACCGACGGATGAGCCCGCCAACTGGAGCAGGTCAGCTTCGACCCGCATGGTGTCGAGGGCACAAGCGATGGTTTCAACGGGAACGGAGTCCATGGGGAGTCAGCCTTTCTGGTGCTTGGCCTTGCGGGGCAGGGCCCGCTTTTTGTTCGGAATGACGACCTGCCGCAGCGCACCCGAGGAACGGGCGTGCGCGGCAGGGTCGCGGGGTTTCGGCACGGGTTTCACAGAATGCAGACTTCCATGGCGCGGTGAATCTTGCGCGAGACGGAGTCGTCGCCTCCGTAGATGTTGTCCACCAGATTGAGGGTGCCATAGGGGTCAGCGGCAGCGGCAGCGGCCAGATCAGCGCGACCCTCTTCAAGCGTCTGCATCAGACCGTCAAGCTGCGCCAAAAGCGGTGCAGGATCGACGCCTTCTGCCGCCCCGGCATCCTTGGCATCACGCTCCAGCGCCGTGCGAACGCCAGAATACTGGGTTTGCAGACACATTGAGATGGCCTGCGAGTTGCCGCTGGCAAAAACGACAGACGGCGACAGGGCGAGAGCGGTCAGGGCAACAAGAGCGAGTTTCATCGGGGTATCCTTTCAGGTGCAGGACACCTCGTCCCGCGATGGAGAGGCAGATAGACAGGCCCGCCCGGAATGTCAAGGCCAGCCTTAACGAAATCTGTGACTTTCGCGAAAGACCCGCCCGCGCTATCCTGCGCCCCAGCCGCAACCGACCATAACGAGGCCCCGATGAACGCTCCCCTTGACCGCAGGCTCCCCGCAAAGCGCGCCAAGGCAGCGATGGCCAGCCTCGAACTGGCAACGGCAATGGCCCGCGTGACGGTCGCCAAGGGGATCGAACCCAAGCCGCTCTACGTCCGTCGCGACCTCCTGAACGGCGGCGATCTGGTGGCATGGGCGAAGCGCGTCGGAATCCCGGCCCCCATCGCAGCCAGCGAGATGCACGTCACCATCTGCTACAGCCGCAAGCCCGTCGACTGGCTGGCCATGCAGCGCGACTACCGCGACGCCGTCGAGATCGGCAAGGGCGGACCCCGCGTCCTCGCCCGCTTCGGCAAGATGGAAAAGAAGGTCGCCGTCCTCGCCTTCGCGTCGAGCGACCTCGAATGGCGGCACCGCGAGATGGTCGATCAGGGTGCGTCGTTCGACTTCGACCACTACCGCCCGCACGTCACCATCAGCTACGACATCGGCCCGGACTTCGATCTGGAATCGGTCGAGCCCTACCAAGGCGTCCTGCGCTTCGGCCCCGAGATTTTCGAGCCCATCGACGACGACTTCGAAGCGAAACTCGCCAAGGGCGGCTGGTGGTCGCAGCCCCGCATCGGCCAAGGCCCCAAGGGCGGGCAATGGAAGGCCATGGGCGGCTCTGGGAGCGGGGGATGGGCGTCGGGCAAGGAAGGCCCGTCCGCGCCCCCAGCGGCCCCTGCAGGCCCCGTCCTGACGACCCCTTGGCTGGGGCAGAACGACGTGGCGGCGCACCGCTACAAGGCGGACCCCCAGCAAGCGGCCTTCATGAAGCCGATGAAGGAATCCGAGATGACCGGCCAGCCCGCATGGCTGGGCAATGACGAGGGCATCGTCCTCAAGAACCCCCAGAAGCCGTCGGACGTCGCCAGCAATGCCAACCCCGACGACCGCGCGACCTTCGTCGCGGGGCACGATCCGGGCGAGGGGCTGAACGGTGTCCCGTTCAAGCCGTGGGATGGACCCGAGGGCGGCGACTGGACGAAGGTCGATGGCACGGGCAGCTTCGACGAACCCGACCTGCCAGCGACCAAGGGCAAGCGGCTGGGTGCGGGCGTAGTGATCACCGAAGACGACGGGCGCGTCTGGACCCTGACCCCGACGAACAACTTCGGCGGATATTTCGAGACGCTCCCCAAGGGCGGGATCGAACCCGGCCTGAACCTGCGGCAGACCGCGATCAAGGAAGCGTGGGAGGAATCGGGGCTCAAGGTCGAACTGACGGGCTACATCGGCGATTTCGAGCGCAACACGAGCGTGGCCCGCTACTACACGGCCAAGCGCGTCGGCGGCGACCCGACCGATTTCCACTGGGAGACGGCGGCGTCGCACCTTGTCCCGATGGCAGACCTCGACGACGCCTTGCATCACATAAACGACAAGCCCATACTTGCCAGACTGAAAGGTGAGTCGGACCAGATCATCAAACTTGCTCTCGGGTTTGCGGACTTGGTCGAAATCTTGGGAGACGTCATTGAAAAGGCGAAGGCATGGTCAACCCAGCCCCGCGTCCCGTCCGGATTTTCGACGGGCGGCAGGTGGTCGAAGGGTGGCTACGGCAGCGGCGGGTGGGGCATGATTCATGCCGAGGAAGGCACGTTCCTGACCCTGCAGAAGCACGGGGGGACCGGCCCGCAGTCAGAAGCCCTGAACGCCAAGATCAAGCTGATGGAGGATGCGGCCAACCAAGGCTACCTGCACCCGTCAGCCCAGAAGCTGATCCTGAAACCCAAGCCCACCCAGACCTACAGCGCGGCAGCGTGGGAGAGCGCGAACGAAGCCGCGACCTACGTCAACGTCATGAAGGGGCAGGGCAAGAAATTCTACGGCGGTCCCGCCCCGGACGGCGGTCAGCAGCCGCCCAAGGCCAAGGCGGGCGTCGGGCCTCTTAAAAATGTGGACTACCTCCAGCCCATCGGCACTTTCAAGGATCCGATGGACATCGCAACGCTGACCAAGGTCGGAGCAAAGCCGGGCGGAACGGCGGCGGGCGGGCTCTACAAGGATGCGGCGGGCGACCAGTGGGTGGTGAAGTCCTACAACAGCGAAAAGATGGCCTTCAACGAAGTCGCGGCGTCGAAACTTTACGAACAGATGGGCGTCTCGGTCCCCGAGATGAAGCTGATCGAACTCGGGGGCGAATACAAAGGCGGCATCGGCGTCGCGTCCAAGATGATGACCCTGAACAAATTCGACGAGAAAAACCCGGCGCACATCAAGGCAGCACAGGAAGACTTCGCGGCGCACGCGCTGATGGCCAACTGGGATGCCGTCGGGCAGGGCTTTGACAACCTGATGATCGACCCCAAGACCGGGAAAGCGGTCCTCGTCGACCCCGGTGGGTCGATGCTTTACCGCGCGCAAGGCGAGCCCAAAGGCGCGAAATTCAAGGACAACGTGGCCGAATTGGACACGATGCGCGACCCGCTGACCAACCCGCAGGCGGCGGCGGTCTTCGGCAAGATGACGCAAGAGCAGATTGTCGCCAGCATGCAGAAGGCCATCGCAGGGCTTGGGGATTCGAGTGGCGCGGGCATCCTTGGCCTGAAACAGGAGACGGCAAGCGCCATCGTGAACCACTGGGGTGGGTCGAACAAGGTGCCCGACACGATGGGCCTGATCGACAAGATGGACAACCGCCTGACTGACCTGCAGTCGAAGGCGGTGGCCATGTCCGCCGATTTTCAGACGACCAGCACGATGGACGTGACCCAGACGGGCACCACCAAGACCCCCATCGCGCATAGCGACCCGATGGTCGAGAGGATGGCGAACCTCCAGTCGACACAGGTGCTGTCGGACCTGACCGATGCCAAGATCAAGGAAAACATCAACCTCGAAGCGGGCCTGACAGGGTCGTCGGCATCTTTCTACACCGATACATTGGACAAGGTGTCGGTCAAGGCGTTCAACGGCGACACAGCGGGTGTCGCTCTCAGCTTCTACGCCCCGACCACCAAGACGGCGAAGCTGTCGGCCAACTACGGCATCTACAAGAAAGCCTTTGCAAACCTGCAGGTGATTGCGAACGCGCAAGCCGCTATTGCAGCCAAGAAAACGGCGGGCCAAGGCGACGGCGGGATGGTCACGGGCGCGGCGAAGGTCTCGCCTGCCGACGTGACGCAAAAGCTGAAGGCGACGGGCATGGCAGCGCCCGATACAAACATGCTGCACCCCGACTGGGCGGCGGACCCGACCAACCTCGGAGCGCAGATCGAAGCGGCCAATAACGCGCAGGGATTCAAGCCGAACCTTGCCGACGACCTGATCGACATCGACACCATCGACTTCGATGCGCTGGACCCGGTCCCCGGCCCGGATGCGATGGCTGCCATGATCGTTGCTGGTGTCGATCCGACAAGCAGCGCGTCGTCGTTCACCCTAAGCCCGGTCCCTAAGCCGGATGCGGTGACCACTCTCAAGGTGCCGACCGCGATGCCAGCGCAGCCCAAGCTGTCGTCGCCCGCCAACCCGAACGTGAAGCTGAACGCCATCGCGAATGAGATCGCCAAGCTGGCGACGTCGGGCGACCCGGATGCGGCGGCAAAGGTGCAAGCCTTGTCCGCGACAATCAAGGGCAGCAACAGCTTCTCGGTGAAAGCCAAGACCTATGCCGCGAACGTGGTGTCGGCCTTGGGCGGGCAGGCGGTCATCGACGCGATGCCAGCGGCTCCCAAGAAAGCGGCCATGGAAGCCGCCATCAAGGTGAGCGTCAAGGCGCAGGCTGCAGCCCCGCTCAAATCGTCGACGGCCATCATCGGCGGTTATCAGGTCGTGACCGAAACCACGGTGAAGCCGTTCGACCCATCGACCTTGCAGACCCCCCCCGACTTCGCGAACTGGCATGGACCCGGCAAGCCGCTCTACAATTCGCAGCCGCAATTCAACCAGATCAACACACAGGCTGCGCAATCCCTCTATGCATTGGCGGTAGCGCAGGACAAGGCGGGGCTGCTGCAGAAAGACGTCTCGCAGTCGAACCAACTGAAGTCCTACAAGGCCGTCCTGCAGCAAAGCCTCGACACCATCGGGATCAAGCAGGAAAAGCGGTCCTTGCTCGACGCAACAGGCAAGCCTGCCGACCCGAAGGCGGCAGTCACGTCGATCATTGAGGGCTTCAAGGTTCCCAAGCAGGGCGTGGCGAAAGACAAATTCGAGGCGCACGTCGTCGTGGGGAAAGTTGACCCGAAGATCGCGCAAGCCCTTTATGACACTATCCCGCAGACGGTGATCGCCAAAAACTCGACACAACTGGCCAAATTCAAGCAAATGACCAGCATCGTCATGAAGGATCCCACAAAAAAGGCCATCGTGCAAAAATACACGGGCAGCGGATACCAGAGCAGCAACCCCGCGCTTCGCAATCCGAAGTCCTCGCAGCACGAGACCTACAAGGAGCAGGCAAAACAGATATGGGAAGCGTCCTACGAATTGCCGCCCGGCCTCGTAATGAGTCGCACCTTCGATCACGGGGATTTTGCTGGATGGAAGGCGCAAGAGGGGTCGATTATTACTGAGCCCGGTATCATTTCCACGTCGCTTCGTGGAAGCAAGCCGAACGAAACCCCCGTCTTTGCCAAAAACGAAAGCTGGATGCGCATCATCGCTGGTCCGGGTTTGAAAGGGATGGACGTGGCATCGAACGACGCAAGCAGCATGGGCTTAACGGAGGCAGAAATTCTGCTGCCAAGGAACACACGCTTCATGATTTCGCGCGTCTACAAGGGCAAAGACAAGCCGCCGTCAGATGACCCGTTCTTCTCTCAGGTGCCGCCCGGAAAGACGATCATCGAAGTGATCGCCTACAACCCAGACCACATGGATTGACGTCATGAAAAAACCCAGACCCCAGATGCCCGCGCAAGAGCAAGGTTTTTCCAAAGGCTCTCTTGAGAGGTTCGCGGATGAACCCTTTACTCACGTCCCGATGGACGAAGGCGCATCTGAGACCTTCCTCGGAAACCCCAGCGTCGTCGATGCCTTGGTGCGAATGACCGTGTTCGAAATCCTGCAGATGCGCGCGGCGGCGACAGAGAAGGGTGAGGAAGTCGTGACGTCCGCCATTACCGACCGCATTCAGCGCATGGTGGATATCCTTCTCGGTCGGTCGAACAATTACGAGCCCATGGCGGCAGGGTTCAACAGCCCGACAGGCCAGATCGTTCGATCCGTCGCAGCCGCCGTCGGGGTGGACCCGGAGAGCGAAGCCGCCGATGCGATCATGGCGCTGCCGATTGCGCTGATCCTCTCGGCGATTTCGGATGCCGAAACCTTGGAGATGAACGGCGAAGACTGGGAACACATCGTCGACGGGGAAATCGATTCTGCCGTCCGGGCTTACATGGGCATCGCGGAAATCGCCGTTTAACGCGAAGAAAAATCTTGCCTTGCATGAAAAAGCAATGCGAGACAGGCCAAGCAGCAACGCGGCAGGCCCATGGACGACTTTACCCTTAACGTCGATTTTGCGAAGGCAGCGCGGGATCCCGACCGTCGGCTGGTCGGCGGATACGCCTATGTGAGCAAGGTCGCAGGTCTCCTGTTGCACGACACGCAAGGCGACTCCATCGACCCGGAAGACCTGCGCGAAGCCGTCCACGAATTCATGAAAAGCGGGCGCAAGATGGGGGTGATGCATATCCCCGGCCCCGACGGCAAACCGATTGCCGGTGGCGAGATCGTCGAGATGGCGGTCCTCGCGGGAGATTTCCGACCCCCTCACATGAGCGCAGACATCGACGCTCTCTGGGTGGTCGCCAAGGTGCATGACGACTTGGTCTGGGACATGATCAAGGACGGAACGCTGGCTGCCTTCTCGATTGGCGGCAAAGGGCAAAGGACGCTCGCATGACCCAGCCCAAATACCGACTGCGCAAGATCCGTCTCGACGAAATCTCTATCGTCGATTCCGGCGCGGACGCGAACGCCGTCGTGACCATTTTCAAGCGGGATGACCGCAGCAACGGAGGGAAACCGATGACCGACCTCGAAAAGATGGTCGCGCAGATGAACGAGGCGACGAAGACCATCGCCGACCTTCAAGGCAGCGTGACCAAGGCGAATGCAGACAGCGCAGCAAAGGACGTGACCATCGCGGCCTTGCAAAAGAGTCTGGCAGCCGCACAGGCAGCCAAGGGTGCAGCCGACGACGGCGAAGACCCCATCCTGAAGGCAGCCGACCCGCTGGTCGCAGCCGAGATCATCAAGCTGCGCAAGGCGAACGCTGCCGCTGCGAAGCAACTGGCGCAACTCGACGAAGAACGCGAGATCAAGAAGGTCGCGTCGCAGATCACCAGCGACATGCCCGGTCTCCCGGTCAAGGCCGAGACCTTCGCGCCGATCCTGAAGCGCGCCATGGGTGCCATGGACGAATCGGACGCGACCGAACTGCTCCGCGTCCTCAAGGCGGCATCGAACGCCGTCGAGGATAGCCTGCGCAGCACCGGCCTGCCGATGCACCTCGTGCAGAAGGGCAACGCCGAAAGCGAGATCGAGCGTCTCGCCAAGGAAAAACAGAAGGCTGAGAATATCACCTTCGCCAAAGCCTACGATGACGTTCTGACCGCGAATCCGGCTCTCTACAGCCGCTTCATGGCAGAGCGTGATCAGGCCATGAACTAAGGGAGGGCCGAAACATGGCACTGCAGGAAGGAATCCAAGCGGTATCCTACGAAGCGGGCAGCGAACTTGCCCAATTCGTGTTTGTCCGCGCATCGACCACGGCCCCTCGCACCGCTGACCTTGCGACCGCAGTCGCAGACCGGGTTATCGGTGTGACGCTGATCAACGCGCTGGAGGCGGGACATGCCGTCGGCGTGGTGATCAGCGGGATCGCCAAGGTCCGGGCCGGTGGGCCCGTGGCCATCGGTGACGCCGTCGGCCCGAACGCGAATGGTGAAGCCATTCCGGGCGGGACCGCAGGCACCGCCATCGTGTCCGCTGCTGCAGCGGGCGAAATCATCGAAGTCCAGTTGGCCGTCTAAGGAGGGCGCAGAACATGCTTTCAACCGCACAAGCGTCCGGGGTGGTTCGCAAGACGATCACTCCCAGCGACGTCCACGTCAACCGCCCCCTGACCAACATCAGCCTCGCGGCGATGCAGGCGGCTTCCCAGTTTGTCTCCGACCGCATCTTCCCGCGCGTGCCGGTGATGAAGCAATCCGACCTCTACGTCGTCTATCCTTCGGGCGACTGGAATCGGGATGAGATGAAGAAACGCGCGCCTTCGACCGAAACGGCGGGCGGCGGCTACAACATCGAAATGCAGCCCTACTACTGCCCGGTCTGGGGCGTGCATCGCGACGTTGACGACCAGCTTCGTGCGAACGCCGATGAGCCCATCAGCGTCGACCGCGAGGCAACGATGTGGGTCACCCAGAAGGGCCTGATCCGCCGCGAAGTCGAGTTTGCTGCGAAATACTTCACCCCCGGCGCGTGGTCGAACAGCGTGCAGGGCGTCTCGGGCACCCCGGCTGCAGGGCAATTCCTGCAATGGGATGACGCGGCCTCCGAGCCCGTGAAGGACGTGAAACGCTGGAAGGATCAATTCCTCCTGCGCAACGGCATCATGGCGAACGTGCTTCTGCTCGGCCATGAGACCTACACGGCCCTGACCGAGAACGACGCGATCATCGACCGGATCAAGTATGGCCAGACGCCCGGTGCGCCTGCCATGGTGAACCGGCAGGCTCTGGCCGCGCTGTTCGAAATCGACCGGATCGAAGTCATGTCGGCCATCGTCAACACCGCCCCGGAAGGCGCGGCTGCGTCGAACAGCTTCATCGGATCGTCGAAGGGCGCGCTTCTGTGCCATGCGGCACCGACTCCGGGCCTGATGACCCCGTCGGCAGGCTACAGCTTCGTCTGGGCAGGCTATGCGGGCGCGGGCGAGTATGGCCAGCGGGTGTCGTCCTTCCGGATGGACCCCATCCGGTCGGATCGCTTCGAGTTGGAACTGGCCTTCACCCACGAGAAGGTGTCCGACGACCTCGGTCTGTTCATCCGCGACGCCATCGCGGCCTAAGCGACACGGTCGGGCCCCCAGCCCGACCGGACCCCATTCAAGCCCAGCAAGCATATGCCGCCATGCCTGCTGGGCTTTCCTCAAAGGGAGACAGCCATGCAGCAAGCGCAGATGACCACCCTCTACAAGACCCGCTACCCCGTGAAGATCATGGGGCGCGACTACGCCACGGGCGAAGTCGTCGACGACCCCACCATCGACGGCAAAGTGCTTCGTCGCATGGCCGACAACAATCGCCTCGTCCTCGTGCCGATGGTCCAGCGCCTTGTCCCGGTGCAGGCCGGTGAGTTTGACGACGGCCCGGATGAAGACGAACCCGATCTGGACGACGAACCCCTGACGGACGACGAACCCGAGGGAGAGCCCCAGCCTGAGCCCGAGAGCGCACCAGAGAGCGCGCCTGAGAGCGATGAGACGGCGTCGGCGGGGGAAGCCCCCACCCAAGCCCCCATCGCAGCCCTGACGGCCCCTGTGGCAGCCCCTGTGGCCGCTACCGCCCCGACCGAAGGCACCAACCGCGCGTGGAAGGCAGACTTCGCCAAATCCCGCAAGGAAGGCGAGACGATCAAGGGCTACCTGCAGCGCGTCCTGATGAGCAACCAACTGCCCATCACCGGGACCGTCCCCGACATGGTGAAACGCCTCACGAGCGCAGGAGTGCAGCCGGGTGTCGCTGGTCATTGAAACCGGACAGGGCGTCGCGGACGCCACCAGCTTCGTCACGGTGGTCGAAGCCGACCGCTGGATCGCGGCCATGGGCGATGACCTGTGGTCGACGCTCCCGGTAGAGCAGCGCGAGCGGCACCTTGTCCAAGGGGCCCTCTACGTCTCGAACGGGCAGATTTACTATTTCAGCGGGGCGAGAACGACCCTTGAGCAGTCGCTGGCGTGGCCTCGCAGCCGCGCCCGCTACCGCAACGGGGGCCCCATCGTTCCCGATGACCTGATCCCGAACGACGTAAAGCTGGCGCAGATCGTCGCGGCCAAGGCGGATGCCTATGGGCTCCTGCCGGTCACGACCAGCGGCGGCAGCGGGGCAGCCCGCGCGCCAGAGGTTCAGTCGGAGAAGGTGGGTGACCTTTCGGTGACCTACTTCGACCCCCTCCGCAACGCATCCAAGGGCGAGGCGGCAATACCTCCACCCTTGGGCGGGGGTGCCATGACGGACCTCGGCCTCCCAGCCGTCAACGGCATCCTCGCACCCCTCCTGCGCGAAGACATCTACATGACCAACCGCCCGCCGATTGTTGGCCCGCGCTTCGCGACGCCCGCCCCTCGCAGCTTTTCCATCGGGATGAGCGACATCGGGAACAGGGGCGCGACAGGCGTGCCTAACATGCAGGAAATCGAAGCCGTCCGCCGCATGATGAACAGCTAAGGCAAGGGAGCGACCGCGTGCCGGATTACAACCGAATGAGAGCGACCGCAGAGCGCCTCGTGAAGTCGTTCGGCTCGGGCGCGATGGTCACCCTCGTCCGTTTCGACCGCTCGGGCTTCGACCCGATCACGTCCAAGGCGACGGTGGTCGAGCAGCCGCACCCGATCAGCGGCGTCTTCCTGAATCGGGGGCCCGACCTCACCATGGGCGGCGATCAGCTTTACCGCGACAACCGCCGTGTGATCCTCCCCGCCAATGGCCTGCCCGTGGACCCCATTCCCGGCGACGCCATCGACTGGCCCGGGGAGGGGCGCTGGACCGTCACCGACGTGAAGACCGCAGCCCCCGACGGGCAGCCGATCTATCACGACTGCAGCGTCCGGAGGGAAGCCGCATGATCACGGCCAAACTCGACCCGAACTGGGCAACCAAGATCGACGCCATCGGCAAGGACTTGGACAAGATGATCGTCGCGACGAACATCGACCTCTGGAACGACGTGGTCGAGGGCACGCCCGTCGACACCGGCTTTGCGCGCGCAAGCTGGTGGGCACAGGTCGGCATGCCCGGCGCGAACCCGTCCCCGCCCGCCAAGGGCGATGGACCCAACTCCGTCGCCCCGCCATCCTTTGCCAAGGCCCTCCTGACCAGCGCGGGCAAGGTTCTGTCGATTGCGAACAGCGCGGCCTACATTTTCCGGCTGGAATACGACGGGCACTCGCCCCAGAACGTCGCATGGATTCGGGCAGCCGCCGCGAAGTATGGCTACAACCTCTCCAAGCACGCCAGATCGATGGGCTACAAGGGATGAGCGTGATTTCAGCCCTCCAGAGCGACCTGCGCGCCCGCCTGCTGCTGGTCCCCGGCCTGCCGCAGGTCGTGCATTACCAAGGGGTGGCCTTTTCCCGGCAGCGCGGGCAGCCCTACGTCCAAGAGCGCCTGCAGCCGATCACGAGCGAAGTCGTGTCGCTCGGCAGCTATGGAAACACCCGCGAAACCTTCCTCTACCTCGTCGACGTTTACCTTCCGGCAGAGCAGGCCCTGTTCGACCTTTACGACATCGGCGACAACATCCGACGGCACTTTTTCGCGGGATCAGGCATCGGGCCTGCCGCCGCATTCGGGCGCGTGACGAACGCCGAAGTTGCGGCTATGATCGCGCAGGCCGACTGGTTACAGCTTCCGGTGACAATCACCGGCTTTGTTCACAGGGAGACAGTCCAATGAGCGCAACGTGCAGCCCCATCGTGGCGTCGGGCAGCTTGGCAGACCTCGGCTACGCTGAGGAAGTCTGCGCAGGCAAGCCCATCGTCAATCCGTCCCTCAAGGTCTTTCGTCGGCGCAGCACGACGCTCGCCCTGACGAAGGACGCCTATGACAGCGAGGAAATCCGCAGCGACCGCATGGTGAGCGACAGCCGCCACGGGATCCGGCGCGTCGGGGGCGACATCGTCTCCGAGATCAGCCCTGCCAGCCACGACGACGCCTATGAGGCTCTGATGGGCGGCGTCTGGCGTCGGGGCGCGTCCGCACCCCTTGCGGCGACGGCGGTCAGCATCAACCTGAACGGCGTGGCGCAGCTTCCGCCCGGATCAAGCTGGATCGCTCTCGGCTTTCGGCTTGGCGACCGCATCAGCTTTGCGGGCACGGGCAATGCGGTCTATGACGGGCAGTCCTTCACCATCCTCGGGCTGAACGCGGCAGCCCCCCGCGACGCGGTCCTGTCGAACGAAAAGGGGCTGACCTTCGCGGTGGCCAACCTGAACCTCGGGACGGTGCGCGTCGCAGGGAAAAAGGTCGGAATCGGAAACATCCTGCGCAGCTTCGTCTTCGAGCGCGCCTTCACCGACATCGGTCGCTTCATCACCTACCGGGGCGCACGCTTCAACAGCGCGGCATTCGCCCTGCCTCCTACCGGCATCGCGACGGCCACCTTCGGCCTGATCGGAACGGACGCGGACCCGGTGGCGATGGCGTCCATCGACGGCGTCCCCGAGATCGTCAAGACGCCTGCCGACTTCACGTCGCTGACGTTCGACGCGGCAGCCCGGACGGTGTCGGTCGGCGAAAGCACTTGGGCGGCGGAAGGATTCGCCGTCGGCGACATGGTGGTCTTCACCGGCATGAGCGTGGCACCCCAGAACAACAACCCGCGCCACATCACGGCGCTGGCGGGGGCGGTGGCGACAGTCGCAGAAGCGATTCAGGACGCCGTGGAAACCAGCTTCAACGTCCGCAGGGTCGCCCTGCCCGACTACACCGAAGTGAGCGCAGAGGGCGTCCTCGTGGCGGTCTCGGGCACGGTCATCGTGGGCGGGCGGCAGATCGGGGTGGTGACGGCGTTCGACATCACGATCAACAACAACATGGCGGGCTCCGAAGTCGTCGGATCGAACATCATCCCGACGATCACTTGGGGCAATCAGCAGACCGTGCAGGGCAGCCTGACCATCCTCTTCGACGCGGACGCGGGCCTCGAAGCCTACAACCGCTTCGATCTGGAGCAGGAAGCCATGGTCGCGATGCGGATGGACAGCGCAGACGGGACGGGTTTCCTGCAGATCAGCCTGCCGCGCTGCAAATTCAACAGCGGCACCATCGGCGACGCCGTCGCCACGGGCCTGCCGATTGCGATGGACATTCGTGGCCTGCAGCCGACCGACCCGGCGTCGGACAGCAGCCAAGTGGTGATCCAGACCGACTACACCGGCATCGTCCTGCCTGCCGGGGAACAGGCGAGCGTCCCCGCCGTTTCCCGCGCCTCGTCCAAAGGCAAGACCGCCAAGGAAACGGCGGACAGCGCGGCCTGAAATCGGCAGATTGTGCGCCTGTTAAACGCCAGCTAAGGTGAGGGGGTGCCACGGGAGGCACCCCCTTTTCATTCGGAGTAGCACGCATGGACCTGTCAAACCTCATGGTGGCCGACGAGGCAAAAGCCGTCCGCCTCACCCACCCCTCGAACGGTCGCCCGCTGGGCACGGACGACAAGCCCTGCCGGGTGTTCATCGTCCCGCCGTCGCACCCGCGCATGCGCGCCATGGAGCGCCGGATTTCCGATGCGCGGCTGCAGAATGCCGTCGGCGCACGCGGGCGGATGAAGCTGACCGCAGAGGAACTGGAAAACGAAGCGACCGACAGGCTCGTCGCCTGCATTGACTCGTGGGAGAACATCGACGTGCAGGGCAAGCCCCTCAAGATGAGCGCAGAGAACGCGCGCATGCTGATGACCACTCCGGGCTGGCGCTGGCTGCGCGACCAGATCGATCAGGCCCTCGGAGACACCGGCACTTTTTTGCAGACGGACGAATCGAAGACTTCGAAGCCTTCTGCCGATTCCACTTCCGACTGAACGTCGTGACCGACGGTGTGTCGGTGAGGGAGCATCTGGAAGCGGCAGAGCGGCAGACCGGCAAGACGCCAAAGGCGCTGATCGGTCCTGACTGCCCCTTCGAATTCGACCGCGTGTTCCTGCTTTGGAGCGAGATTCACCAAGGCAGGTCGCACAACGGGATGGGGCTCTCACCGATGACGTGGGTCGACATGGCAGCGTGGCGGGAACTGACCGGAGAACTGGTGACGCCAGACGAAATCCGGGTTATTCGTAGGATAGACGGCTGGTGGCTGGACATCATGACGACGGAGCGCAAGGCGAATGACTGATATTCCGCTGATCGTGCAGGCCGACACGTCGTCGGTGGCCAAAGGAAAAGGCGACCTCGAAGGTTTCAAGAAAGCCCTCGGGGGCGTCCAAGAGGCGACAGAGAAGGCAACGGAATCCTCTGAGCGCGCCAAGTCCTCGTCGAAGGGCTACACCGATCAGCAGCGGCAGGCGACGACGGAGACCAAAAAGGCCACCCAAGCCGCGATAGAGCAAGCGAGCGCCGTCGACCGCGTCAGCCAAGCCTACAAGGTAGGGCGGGCAGCGATTGCGGGCTTCATCGGCATGGCAGTCGTCCGCGACCTGCAGAACACCACGATGAGCCTGCAGAAGATCGACATGACCTTTCAGGCGGTCACGGGCAGCGCGGCAGAAGCGCAGGCGGAAATGGCCTATGTCCGGACGACTGCCGACAAGCTGGGGCAGGACGTTCTGACAGCGGCGGGGGCTTATGCCAAGCTGCTCGCGGCCACCAAGGGGACCAATATCACCCTTGAGGAAAGCCGGAACGTCTTCGAAGGGATCACGGCTGCCGCGACCGCCTACGGACTGTCGCAATACGAGTTGGAAGGCGCGCTGATGGCCGTCCAGCAGATGATCTCCAAGGGCTCGGTGCAGGCCGAAGAACTGCGTGGCCAGTTGGGCGAGCGGCTGCCCGGCGCATTCCAGATCGCGGCCCGGTCGATGGGGATGACCACCCAGCAACTGTCGAAGGCGCTGGAACTAGGTCAGGTGTCCGCAGAGGACTTCGTCCGGGCGTTCGGAAACCAGTTGCAGATGGAATTCAGCGGCTTTGCGCAGACGGCGCAGACAGCAGGTCGAGCGGTCAACGAACTCGAAAACTCCATGCTGCTCCTGAAGGAAGCGGTGATAGACGGCGGGTTCAAGAACGCCTTTTTCACGGTCCTGAATGCGCTGAACGGCATCGCACAGGCTGACGGCGTGCAGGCGGCGGCGCGCGCCATAGGGGCGGCGTTCGACATCGCGGCTAAGGCGGCGGGCTACCTGTTTGCGGCCTTGGAAGGACTGGGCAACAGCACCATCATCACGGGGGCGTTCAACGCCCTGACCGCACTCCTGAAGGTTCTGGCCGACAATATGGACGTGGTGATCATCGCGGCGGGGGTTCTGGGGGCGATCTTCCTCACAGGACCGCTTGTAGCGGGGCTCGCGTCCATCGGCGCGGCCATCGCCCCAGCCGTCGCAGGGCTGATTATGCTCTACGAAGCGTCGGGGGCTCTTGGCGTGGCGATGACCGTCCTGTCCGGACCCGTCGGCATCGTTCTGGGGATCATCGCGGCCTTGGCTGCCGCCTATTACCTTCTGAAAGACCGGACGCTCTCACTGGTCGACGCGACCGCGAATGTGGCAGAATCCATGGACGCGGTGAATGACATCAACACCAACCTCGCGACCCTGAACACCCAGCTTGCGGATGGATACAAGCTGTTGGGGCAAGCGGCGACAGACAGCGGTGGTGCGGCAGAGGCGGCGGCGCTTTTGTCGATTGCGTCGACCCGGCAACAGATCGAAGCCCAGACCGAACTGCTCGTCGCAAAGCAGGCCCTCATGCAAGCCGATCAAGCCGCCCTTGCAACGAGCATTTCAGCGCGGGAGGCGGAACAGGCGGACATGGCGCGCGACGTCCTGATGGACCTCGCCAAGAACAGGATGGACGTCGCCAAGACGTCGCAGCTTTCCGACGAGGAAGCCATCGCCCGCGCCCGTCAGGTGATCGACCTCACGAGCGAGCAGGGTCTGGCGTGGGCAACCCTCAATGCCGACATTGCGCAGTCGAAAGCGACCTATGCAGACAACGCCGCCGCGATCACCGAAATGGGCAAGGCGGCAGACAAGGCGAAAGACGATGCCCAGAAGTTGAACGCGCAACTGCAGCAACTGGCGAACGTCAAGCAGTCCCTCGCGGGGGCCCTGAACGCCATCGACGACATGGCGTGGTCGATGGGGATGACCGCAGATGAAGCGAAGGCGATGCACGCGTCGCTTCGGGAAGCCTTTGCGGCGAATAACGCCAGCGAAATGGCATCCAAGATTCGGGACGTTCTGGCGGCGATCAGGCAGAGCGGTGGCGCAGGCGGGGAACTGGACATCATCCTGACCGGCATCCTTGCTACTTTGAATTCCATGGAGTCGGCAAACGTGGCGGGCCCTTTCATCGCAGCCCTCGGACCTGCGGGACAGTTGGCAGCACTGGCGTCAGCGGCGGCGGCAAGCATGGCGGCGACGAAAGAGAGGACAGGTCTGACCGGCCCGGATGCTGCGCGGGCGGAATCGCAATTCGGCATGGTCGTGATGGACGGGAAGCCCTTGACCCCCGGCGTTTTCGGGGCGGGGGCGGCGGCACCCAGCGCAGGCAGCGGCGGCGGATCAGGCGGTGGTGGTGGCGGGGGCGGGGGCTCCGAGACCTTCCGTAAGGATCAGGCAGAGACCCTCAAGGCAGCCTCGGAAGCGCAGAACCTGCTGAACGAAGCCATGCGCGGCGGCAGCGAGGCGATGGAAGAATACTCCAAGGCCCAAGAGCGTGCCGAGAAGATGGCGCAACTCCTGAAGGCGGCGCGAGAGGAAGGCATCACCCTGTCGGCCAAGGAAGTCGAGGCGCTGGAAAATGCGCTTCTGGCACAGGATGAACTGACCAAAAAGGCAGAGGAAATCAAGCAAGCCTACGACGCGATCAAGGATGCGGCGGGCAGTTTCGGCGAAGCGACGGGCAAAGCCCTTGCGGACAGCCTGTTCGGAATCGGCAACTTCAACGATGCCCTCAAGGCGTCTTTCAAAGACCTCGTCAGCACCATCCTTGCCGAACTGGGCAAGCTGGCGGCAAACAAGCTGATCCTGATGCTTCTCGGCGGAACGGGCGGTAGTGGCGGGCTCTTTGGTGGCGGCGGTGGCGGCTTGAAAATCCCCGGCTTTGCTGGGGGCGGGATGCACTCGGGCGGCTTGCGTGTCGTGGGCGAGAACGGCCCGGAACTGGAAGCGACAGGGGCGGCAAGATACCTGTCCAACTCGGACCTCAAAGGGGCTGTCGGCGGCGGGCGGATGAACGTGGTGATCAACAACAACGCCCCGAACGTGCAGGTCGAGACTGCAGAGCGCGAGGATGGGTCGGTCGAGGTTCTGATCAGCGCCACCCAGCGCGCGACGGCAGACGGCGTCCTGCGGGGCACGGGCGATCTGAGCAAGGCTCTCGAATCGGCCTATGGCCTGACGCGGCGGGGCAGGTAAGCGATGCCCCTGACAGACGAACAGAAGCGCATCTATGCCAGCGCCCCGGTCAAGACCGAAGTCAGGCAGGCGCTGTCCCTGTCGCACCCCGGCTTTTCTCGGACCTTCTACCTGACCAACCATCCCGCGCCGTTCAACGGCGTGGCAGACGGGGCCCTGCGGCTGTTCGAAGCGGTCCCTTTCGAGGCGCTGGAGCCGCAGAGGGACGACAGCGCGCAACAGGACTTGCGGCTGCGCATCGACAACACCAGCCCGCAACTGCTTGACGAGTTGGAACGCGCGTCGGCTGACTTTTCCGAGCCCGTCCTCTGCGCCTATTACATCTTCAACGGCACCGACCCGCGCCCGCAGAACGACCCGCCCATCCGCCTCTTTCTGACCGATATCGAAGTCACGGTCGGCGCGGTGACGGGCACGGCGACGCGGGCGGACGTCGTGAATGCCGAGTTTCCCCGCCGCTACTACCGCATCAACGAATTTCCGGGGATGAGTCGATGACTTGCAGAAAAAAGCAACTCGACTTGTGCAGTCCCGTCGGCGACTTGTGTAGTCCCGTCGAAGACCGGGGGCGGATGATCGACCCGACCCCCTTCATCGGCAAGCCCTACCGCGTCGGAGCGAGGGGCCCGGACGCCTTCGACTGCTGGGGGCTGGTGATGGCGTGCTGCCCTTGGATGCCAGACGACTGGGCTGACGAAGACATGGCGGTGCGAAAAATCATCCGCGTGATAGAGGGTCAGATGCGAGATGACCGCTGGGAGCGCGTAGGAGAGCCCTGTGCAGGGGCTGTCGCCATTTTCGGGACGGGAGGGCGCGCAACCCACACAGGGCTCCTGTGGCCCGTTTCTGGGGGCGTGCGCGTGGTTCACGCCTTGCAGGGGGTCGGAGTGATCACGCAAACCCTTTCCGCGATGCAGCGGATGGGGCTGAACCTGAAAGGAGCCTACCTGTGGCGCGGGTGATTTACAGCGACAACCCCTACCAGCCCCGCGAGGGCGCGAAGATGTTCACGACGGACGGCCCGTTCATCGCGTTTCTGGAGCGCAGCTTTCCGGACGGTTTTGCGCACCCCTACGTCGTCTATCGGCGCGGCGGAAAAGAGAAGGTCGACCTCGAAGACTTCGACTTCATCCCCGAGCCAAACGAGACGGTCGTCGTCCTTGAGTATCCGGGCGGCACCTTCGAGACGTTCCTGATCCAAGCGGCGGTCAACTTTCTGGTGACCTTCGCGGTGACGCTGATCACCTACCTGCTGTTCCCCCCGCCGAAGAACAACACCCGAGGCGGGCCCTCGCCCGTCTACAGCTTCCAAGCGCGGCAGAACCAAGCCCGCCTTGGTGAGCCCATCCCGACGATTTACGGGCAGATGATCACCTACCCCAACATCGTCTCGCAGCCCTACTACCGCTACATCGACAACGAACAATACCTCTACATGATCCTTGGAATCGGGCACGGCTGGCACAGGCTCAACCGCGTCCTGATCGAAAACGACGACGCGACATCGCTGCCCCCCGGCACCATCACGTCGTGGCTGTTCAACCCGGATCGCCACAAGCGCAAGATCGGCGAAATCGAGCGGATCACCGGGGTCTGGGAAGACGTGGTCACGAGCCCTGTCGTCGCAGGCCAGCGCCTGATCGGAAGCCGAGAAGACGGCAACCCGACCATCGGCTGGTATAACACCAACCCGTCGGAGACGGACGCGGTCACCATCGAATACGACCTCCTGTTTCCACAGGGTATCGCGCAGGTCAACAACGATGGCAGCCTGCGCGGATGGTCGGTGACGGTGATCAGCGAACTGCAACAGATCGACGACGACGACAACCCCACAGGCCCCATCCTGTCGCAGACGGACACGGTGTCGGCCCGGACCCGGACCCCCCAGCGGCGCACCATTTCCCGCGTCGTGACGGGCGGGCGCTGGCGCATCCGGCTGCGCAGGTCTGGCTACCGCGAGGGCGCGCTGGAAGAAACTCAAGTGGTGGGTCTGCGCGCCCGCCTGAATCGTTCGGCGCAGCCAGCCTACGGCGACACGTCGCTGCTGGTCGTCAGGGTGAAAGCCAATGAGGCGATCTCCGACGATGCCCAGCGCCGGATCCGGGCGGACGTCACCCGTCTCAGCACGACGTGGCGGCAGCCCGGCCTGATCGAGACATCGAACCCGGCAGACCACGTCTATGACGTGATGACAGACGCGGTGAACGGGGCAGGCAGGCCACGGTCGGAACTGGACATCCCTGCCTTGCAGAGCATGTGGACCCAGTGGCAAACCCGCACGGGCTTCAACGGGCAATTTGACCAGCGGTCCACCATCATCGAAGCCCTGCGCGACCTGACCGCCGTGGTGCGGGGCAGGCCGATCACCATCGGTGGCGAGTTGTCCCTGATCAGCGACGGGCCCCAGCCCCTCCGGTCGGCCCTGTTCACTCCGGACAACATCAAGAAAGACACCCTCAGCATCCGCTACGCCTTCCGGCAGCAAGAGCCGTTCGACGGCTACGAAGTCGAATTCTTCGAGGCGAAAAACTTCACCCAAGATTCGCGCATCTGGCCGAAGTCGTCGGTGCGCCCCCGGACCCTGCCCCTGCTGGGCTGCACGAGCGCAGCGCAGGCTGAAGGCTACGCCCGCTTCCTGTGGCAGCAAGACACCTACCTGCGCAAGCTGGTGACCTTCGAGACCGAACTGGAAGGGCTTATTTACGCCTTGGGCGACCGCATCGGCGTCTCCCACCCGTTGCCCAACTGGGGGCAGTCCGCCCGCGTGGAGCGCGTGAGCGGGCGCGTGCTGACCCTTGACCAAGTCCTGCCGGTGGTCACCAACCCCTACGTCTTCCTGCGCAACCAGCGCGGCGGGATCAGCGCCCCCTTGGCCTGCACCCTGAGCAAGACCCCGGAAGGCGACAGCACCATCGTCACCCTGACCGCAAGCGCGCCGTTTACCCTGTTCGGCAGAGGGGATCAGGAGCCGACCCTGCTCGCCTTGGGCAGCGGGACGGACTTCCTGCAGGACTTCACCATCACCGAAATCCAGCCGACCCAGCAAGGGGCTGTCCGGATCGGCGGCATCCTGTATGATGAGCGCGTCTGGCAAGGAGTGGGGATTTGAACAAACCGAAATCACCCTACGTCCTCCCCAAGAGCAGCCTGCCGAAATTCCCGGTGGACGACCTCGGGCCTCCCCTGCGTGCCAGCTACCGCTACGCCGTCGACATGGGCATCACCCGGACCCCCTTTGATAGCGGCGCGACCCGGCAGAGGCGGCGCTACACCACCCAGCCCACGGCCCTGTCGCTGGCTTGGGATTTCAACACCCAGCAAGTCGCAAGGTTTGCGGCCTTTGCGGATGCGACGGGCTATTCGTGGTTCGCCATCGACTTGCCAACCTTGCAGACGCCCGGCGACATTCTTGACCCACCCGTCTATCTCACAGTGACCGAACTGAGGTTTTCGACAAACTACGTCGTGAGCGCCACGGGCTTCGACCGCTTCAAGGTGGAACTGGGAGCAGAGATCGCGTCTTTGCGCAGCCTGCAGGACTTCCTGCGCATGTATTGGAGCGACGACGGGGCGCAATTCTACTTCGACGACGACGGATCGCGGATTTACGGCAGGAGGGTTTGACCATGATCGACCGCAACAATCTGGTCCTGCTGGACAGCATCCAAGCGGAATACCGCACCGAACTGGGCAAATTCGTCGATGCCTTCAACGCGCTGGTGCAGTCCTACGTTCAACTGAATTTTGCCACACAGGCACAGGTCGACGCGGGCACGTCGGCGACACTGGTGATCAGCCCCGCGACACTGGCAGCCCACCTTGATGATCGCAGGTTCAGCGCGACGCAAGAGAGTGCAGGCGCGGCAGACGGGCAGAAGGCCCCTCGCCTGAATCCGTTCGGCCTTCTGGCTGCCAGCTTCATCCCGCGTGCGACCGATGCGCAGATGGCACAGGGACTGAGCGACGGCGTGCTGGTGACCGCACGGGCGGCAGCGGTCTCGACCGCCCTGCGCATCGCGGCAGCCCTCGACGCCATCATCGCCGATGGACCGACGTCGAACGGCCCTGCCGATGCAGGCAAGGCACCCGTCCTCAATGCACAGGGGCGGCTGGACGCCTCGTTCATCGACGCGCATCAGTCGCTTTTCATCGGCACCTTCGACGCGACCCTCGCAGGCGGCGGGCTGTCGCCCCCCGTCGTGAACGGCACAACGGCGCGCAATGCGGGCGACTACACGGTGGTCAAGACCGCAGGCACCTACAGCTTCCCCTTCGGCGTCCCCGACCCCTTCGGCACGCCCCTGCAGCCCTTGGACGTGATCTATTACGACGGGCAGGTCTGGCAGCCGATTTCCAACCCGATGAGTATCGAGAGTTTCGTCCAGCGCGACGGATCGACCCCGATGACGGGCAACCTGACCTTCGCAGCGGTGGCAGGCCGGAAGGCGCAGGCGTTTGCAGCGGGGCGGTCGCTGGGGCTCAAGAACAGCGTCTTCGACATGCTGGAAAACACCCTGCGCATTCTGACCTTCACGACCGCCCTCACGCGCCCGACAGGTCGGGACCGGGGCGAGATTTACTTCAACTTCGCTGACCGCCAGATTGGCGTGGTCGATGAAAACGGAAACGCGATTGACGTCACATCGACGGCAGCCGTCGGCCCGACCGCACCCGAGAGCCCTGTGGTGGGGCAGTTGTGGTTCAACACCACCCCGCCTGCGCAGATGTTCGTCTGGGCCACCGACGGGACCGCGAATGGCTGGCGGGCTGTGGGTTCGGGCGGCGGCGGGGGTGGCGGCGACTTCCTGCCCCTCGCGGGCGGCACGTTGACAGGGCCTCTGACCCTCAATGCCAACACCTTGCAAGCGTTGATCCTGCGCGGGCGGGCAAGCGACCAGCTATCGCAGATCGACTTCCGCACCAATGACAACGCGCAGGCAGAGGCATGGACGTTCCGCGCCGTCCCCACAGGTTCGCCCGTCTTCATGCAATGGCGGCACAACGACGCGCCGCGCATGACACTGTTCGGCGCGCAAGACCCCACCCTCGGCGGACGCCTGCAGGTGTTCGGTCCTGCCTTTGTCGCAGCCAGCACCGTGGACCAGCCCGGCATCCGCATCCCGCAGGGCGTTGCACCCGCAGCCCCCGCCAATGGCGATATCTGGACGACCAGCGCGGGCGTCTTCGCGCGCATCGCAGGAGTCACGGTGAACCTCGCAGGGGGAGCCGCTACCGCCGTCGGCCCGACCGCGCCTGCCAGCCCGGTGAATGGGCAGCTTTGGTATCGCACTGCCGCGCCCGTCGGCCTGTTCGTCTGGTTCAACGACGGTGACAGCAGCCAGTGGGTGCAGACCGCTGGCGGGGTGGGTTCGGTCTCGGCATCGACCGCTGCCCTCTCGCAAGCGCAGTCCGAAATCACCAAGCTGCAGGCGGACGTCGCCAAGATGAAGGCGGTCGATGCCGAGAAAAACCTGCTGATCAAGAACCTGAACCTGAAGGTGGCGGAACTTAAGGTCGAGGAACAGGAGACCGAATCCGCCGTGAAAGCCTTGCTGCACCGCGTCGAAGCCTTGGAAGCCAAGCCCTGAGATGGCCCTCAATTTTCCAAACAGCCCTGCGATCAATCAACGCTACTCGGCAGAGGGCGTGACCTTTGTCTGGGATGGGGCGCAATGGCTGGTGACGTGGCCTTGGGCGACCCAAGCAGAGGCGCTGGCGGGCACGCGGACAGACGTCGCCCTGTCGCCCCTGACGACGGAGCAGGCCATCGTGGCAAGGAATTTCCAGACAGGCGTGATGGGGGGCACCCCCGTGAACGTCGCAGCCCAGCGCGTCATCGGGACAAACTACCAGAACACGGGCACTCGCAGCCGCATGGTGCAGGTCAATTTTAGCGGCGACATCGGGGGTCAAGTAAGGATTGGCCCCACCGGCACCTTGGCAGATCAACTGATCGCAGTCCTTCTTGGCGCATCGGGGCGGAACAACAGGGGGGCGTCCTTCGCAGTCCCTCCGGGCTGGTTTTACCGGATCAACGGCGTCGGGGCGTCCATCGCAAACTGGTGGGAGTGGTAATGGCCCTCAATTTCCCAGCCAGCCCGGTCCTGAATCAAGTCTACACGGCAGAGGGCGTGTCCTTCGTCTGGAACGGCACCCTCTGGGCTGTTCTGGACCCCTTCCCGTGGGCCACGAATGCGCAGGCACTGGCCGGAACAAACACCGACCGTCCGATGCAGCCCGCCAACCTCCGCGCCGTGCTGGATGCCATACCCGCCGCGCCCGCGCATGTCTTCGGGGCTCCGACCGCAGTCGCCAGAACGCATGGGGTGAACTACCAAAACACCTTCGGGCGTCCGCTGATGGTCGCGGTCAGTTTCTGGGATCGCGACGCCAACTGCGAGGCAGAGGCGCGCATCGGATCGGCCAACTCGGGCACCCTTGCCCTGAACGTAGGCCGGATAGCAGCGACGCGAGGATCGGAAAACTCCATCATCTTCGTGGTCCCGACGGCGTGGTGGTTCCGGCTGAACAGCGTGACGAACAGGGCAGGCGCGACGGCGTGGTGGGAGTGGCGGGGGTCGAACCAATGAGCCTGAATTTCCCGAGCGCACCCAGCCTGAACCAAGTCTACACGGCAGAGGGTCGCAGTTTCGTGTGGAATGGCACGGTCTGGATCATGCAGCCCGCCGCCCTGCCCTTCGCCACCAATGCGCAGGCCCAAGCGGGCACCCGAGCAGACCTCCTCATGTCGCCTGCCGCGACGCGGGCGCGGACGAACCAGATCCCGCAAGCAAGCGCGACCCATCCCTTCGGAGGCACACCGACGAATATGCTGCCGAGCAGGCTGCGGGACGTGAACTACCAAAACACCCTCGGGAGACCGATGATCGTTTGCGCGACGTCGAACTCTCAGGTCCAGATTGCAGCGGGACCGAACAACCCGGCGAACTCCGTCTTTGCCCGGAACGGCAACCTGATCGCAGGATGGGCAGCCTATGCCATGGCGGTGATCCCGGCAGGGTGGTGGTATCGCATCACGATCAATGCTACGGCAGATTTTATCGCATGGGTGGAGTATCGCTGATGGACAGCCGGGCCCTCGTCGCCGTGATTCTGACCGTCGGCGTCG